GGATAAGATATAGATTAATTGACGGTGGCTTTGGCGAGATTCAAAAGCAGTATCTTGATTCCAGTAAAGCATATAAGTTATTAGGTTGGAAGCCGAAATGGAGCTTAAAAGAAGGGCTTATTTTTACCTTACAGGAGGCATTTAAAAATGGCGCTTACAGATAGGGAGAAAAATAATCGTTTGACTTTACAAGAAAAGAAACCACTTGCCTTTGCCAAGATAAAAAAACATCCTGAAAAGATTATCAAGGGCGAAAGTGTTGCGCTTATCCAGTTACAATATAATTATGCCTGCAATTTTGAATGTAAGCATTGCGCGATTGAAAAGTTTAAGAAAACAGGCCAGACACTGACTATTGCTAATGTTAAGCGGATAGCAGACCAGGCTGATAAGATGGGGCTGGCAAGTATTTGCATATCAGGCGGCGAGCCGCTTATTTTTCCTGACCTGTACGAAGTTGTTAAGGCGATAGGCCCGGAAAGGTTTGTCATAAGCGTTGATACTAACGGCTATTTTTTAACGGAAGATAAAATCAAATGGTTAGTTGAGATAGGCGTTGACCGCATACATTTAAGCATAGACGGCCTGGAAAGTAACCATAGTATTTTTAGGGGAAATATGCAATCTTTTGAACGCTGTATCGAGGCTTTGAAACATTGCCGGGAATACGGCTTGGGCGTGATTATTAATATTGTTGCAACAAAGAGCCTGATTAAAAGTGGCGAATTAATTAAGCAGTTGGATTATATTCTACAATTCAACGAACACGCAAGTATCATCTTTGCCAAGCCGGTAGGGGCATTTGAGGATTACAAGGATGAGATATTAGACACCAAAGATATTGAGTATATCCGCTCATTAGAGAAAAAATATAATATCTCAACGCACTTAACGCCTAATTGCGGTTATGAATTCGGCTGTCTATGTTTTAAGCGCCATTTCTCAATTACCGCTTATGGGGATGTCCTGCCTTGCCCCTGGATACCGATTACGATAGGGAATGTTTTAAGCGAGGATTTAGAAACTATTGTTAAGCGTGGGTTAAGCATAGAGTGGTTTTCTTATTGTAATAGGTTCAGTTGTTTGTCAGGGAACATAGATAGCGAATTTTATAAACGAATATTGCCGCAGATAGAGAAGGCGAAAAACTATCCGGCAAATTATAAGGATATTATATGGTGAAAAAATGAAACTATCTCAAGAGCATTTTACTTTATTTAAGGCGGAGTGTGAGAAACAACTTGAACGTATGGGGTTAAAATCTTGGCGAGTATTTTATCAATTTAAAAAACTTAAAGATTCATTTGGCAATGCTCAATGGAATTATTCGGGTAGAGTGGCTACGATAACTCTTGCAAGAGATTTTCCCGAACCATATGACAATCTTGAAGAACAAATAAAACAAACCGCTTTACACGAATGCCTTGAAATTTTACTTGCACCTATGTCAGATATAGCGGGGTCAAGAGGATATAGCCCCGTGGATTGCGATAAGGAAATACATAGCGTAATCCGAACATTGGAGAAATTATTATGATAAAAGTACCTTATGCCGGACAGATTTTTGATGAAGAAGAAAAAAATAATCTGCTGGATGCTATCAAAGAGCCGCGGATTACAGAAGGCAAGTGGTGTAAAGAATTCAGCGATGGCCTGCGTGAATTTATGGGGATGAAATACTGTGTCTTGTGTAACTCCGGTTCATCCGCTAATCTCTTGGCTATCTCTGCGCTTGAATTACCAAAAGGGAGCGAGGTTATTACCACTGCCTGCGGTTTTCCTACTACACTTAACCCTATAATCCAGAATGGGCTTGTGCCTGTGTTTGTTGATATAGAACTTGGCACTTACAACATGGAAACTGCCTGGCTGGAAAAAGTCATAACCGAAAAAACAAAGGCGATAGTTGTGCCACATACTTTAGGTAATCCGGCTAATATGGATGAGATAATGTGGATAGCAAGAAAGCATAATTTATATGTTATGGAAGATAATTGCGATGCTTTAGGAAGTAGGCTTAATGGTAGATTAACAGGGACATTCGGGGATGTTTCTACTTTATCATTTTATCCAGCCCATCATATCACTACGGGTGAGGGTGGGGCGGTGTTTACCAATGATGAGAAGATTTATAAAAACCTGCTTTCATTCAGGGATTGGGGCCGTGATTGCTCTTGTCTTCCAGGACATGATAACACTTGCGGTAAGCGCTTTAATCAACAACTTGGCGATTTGCCTTATGGCTATGACCATAAATATATTTATTCTCATATTGGCTATAACCTGAAAATGACAGAATTTCAGGCTGCTATTGGAGCGGCGCAGTTAAAAAAACTCCCGTGCTTTATAGAAGCAAGAAGAAAGAATTTTGCTAAACTTTATTCTGGTTTAGGAAAATATGGGAACGATTTTAGCCTGCCAAAGATAACAATAAGAAATGAACTTTCCTGGTTTGGCTTTCCCTTACTTGTCGCAACCGATAAATTTACCAGAGCAGATATTGTCGGGTTTTTAGAATCTAAGGGTATTCAGACCCGTATGCTTTTTGGTGGTAATCTATTGAAACAGCCAGCTTATAAAAATATAGAGCATAGGATAGTGGGGGATTTGGCCAATACTGATTTAGTTATGAATAATCTATTCTGGTTCGGTGTCTATCCTGGATTAACAGATGAGCAGATTGATTATGTGATTAAGCAGTTTGACGAATTTATGGAGGGAGTAAAATGAAACTTTTGTTAGGTAGTACGGGAATGATAGGAAGAAATTTAAAAGAGCTTATGCCGCCTATGCTTTGCCCCACGCATACAGAATTGGATTTGACAGATGCCGACAAGGTTAAAGATTATCTCCGAGCCAACAAACCGGAGGCGATTATCCATTGCGCCTCTAATGATGATGATATATGCCTCTATGATAACTTGCGGATGTTTCACAATCTTGCAGAGAGTCATATTCCAATGATAACCTTCTGCACCGGCAGAGAGATTGAGGACAGGGCTTACAAGAACGGGGAGTATGTTTTATCCAAGCACATTACAAAAGAATTGGCGTTGAGTAAATATAAACATATTAGCGTTATTCAACTCTGGGGCTGCTTTGGCAAGTATGAGCGGTCTATCCGCTTTTTTGCCGCTAATATAGCCAGGATTAAACAGGGGTTGCCAATTTTGGTTAAAGAAAATAAGCTATTTAGCTATGTCTATGTTAATGATTTGTCGCCTATTGTAGAAAGAGTTGGGTATTGTAACAGTTTATTTTGCATTGTAGGATATACTTACAGTTTACTTGATTATGCGATGATATTGAGAAATATCGCCGAAAGAGATTTATGGCGAGCGATAAAGATAGATGTAGAGAGTGAAAATTTCTATCATTCTTACGCGGGAAATTGTAATTATGGTTTTTTTATTACTCCGCTTATTCAAGCAGTTAAGGAACTTTGGGAGGCAAGTCAATGAAAAAATTAGGTGCATTGATAAGAGAAGCGCGAGTAAAAAAAGGTATCACAATGCAAACTTTGGCGGATAAGCTTGGTGTAGTTCAACCCTATATTGTTAAAATTGAAAAATATAACTCTCCTCCTTCTTTACAGAAAATAAAAAAGATAGAAAAAATATTAGGTGTTTCTTTAATGGAATGTTATATGCGAGAGAAATATCCTGAAGCTTTTTCTTATATGAGAATATCAAGAAGTAAACAAACTTTACAAGGTTTAAAAAAAGCAAAATTAAGAGGTCAACGTTTAGGAAGACCCTTTGGGGGAAAGGATAGAGAACCGAGGAAGAAAGATGGATATTTTAATAGATACAATAAAGGCAGTTGCTGAAAGGGAAAAAAGAAGATTGCAGTCTAAGGAACGGAGTAGAAAAAGATACTCTTTGAATAAAAATTATTATAAAAATTATAGGATTGTGAATAAAGGACGAATAGGAGCATTATGTTTATGTTGGAAGTGGAAGATAGTTCCCACAGAGGATTTGATAAAAACAGTACAGGTTTATAGAAAGGCAAAGGAGGCATTAAATGAATATCGGAGTAGTTTTGCGGGAGATTAGTTCTACTGCTTGTCAAGAAATAATCAAAGAAATTTGGAGTATCGTTGAAAGAGTTCAGGAAAAAACAATTGTTTTTAAACAAGGAAATACTGAAATAGCGGGATGTAAACACATAATTCAAACCCTTGCATTGGATTGGGAATTTAAAAATATGAAGAAAAATTTAAAAAAGCGGATAGGTGGACACAAATAATTATTAATCTTTTTTTACTGTGAATTTTTTATCTTTAAGAAAACAGGAAAGCATAAGTTCAAACTCTTTTAAATCCTGAGAACCTTTGCGATATTTAAAACTCTTTAGATGGGTATCACCAGAGAAATAATGGACAAGCACAAATTTCTTGGTAGTTTTTATGGTTATCTTGGTTGTTTCCATAGGTTAATTATAGCAAAGTTACAAAAAGAATAAAAGAAAAAAAATCAAATGATAAGTGTAATCATTCCTGCTTATAATGCCGAAGCTACGATAGAGCGGTGTATCAAGAGCGTGTTAGCTCAGGATTATGCGGATTTTGAAGTTATCGTAGTAGATGACGGCTCAACCGATGATACCTTTAGAATTTGTATGCGTTTTCCTATTGTAACTATACGGACTTTCTATAAAGGCGTATCGGCCGCCAGGAATCGCGGGATAGAAGAAGCAAGGGGAGAATATATCGTATTTCTTGATGCCGATGATTGCTTGGTTGATAAAGAAGCACTTTTAAGATTAACCGGACATTCAGAGGATTTGATAATTAGCGGCTATAACGAAGATACCTTGGATTGGTGGAGAATAAAATTAAAGACAGAACAATATCTTTTATCTCCTAACCGCAATACCGAGTTTGCTTTTGTCTGGGGCAAGCTCTTTAAGGCGCGGATCATCAAAGAAAACAATATAAGGTTTAACTATCTTATGGAGAAACACGAAGATACCGAGTTTGTCTTTCATTATTTACAGCATTGTGAAGTAGTAACATTCATAAACGAAAAGACAGTTTTGCATACCGTATCAACTTCCGGCAAAGGAATGGAGATATTTAACGCAGACTTTGAGCGTATGTGGTTACTGCAAAGGATTTCTAAGTTAGTAAACAATAGCGTCCTGCTTTCCCATTGCAATATTTCTCTAATGATAGTTGAGATAGTCCGGGCCTGCCGTAAAGGAAGCTTTGGGGAGCAATATAACTTTATAAGAGAGCTTTTTAACGGTATTAGCTTAAGGGATTATATTCATGTTAAAGGCAATAGCCGGATAATCCCTCTGTTGCTTAAGTTAAGGGCTTATGGTTTATTAGTGCTAATTTGCCGGATAAAGGCGGTAAAGAGATACATCCCCTTGATTATCTTTGGCGCAGGCGCAACAGGCAGGCTCTTGTTAGAGAAATGCCAGGAAAAGGGCATAAGAGTAGAGTGCTTTTGCGATGAGGTAATTAAAGACAGCTTCTGTGGCCTTGCTGTGTTTACGATTAACGAAGCTAAGATACGCTTTCCTGACGCAAAATATATGGTTACTACGGGGGCGGTCAAAGATGTGGCTAAGAAACTTGGGTATAAGAATATAATCTATTCAAAGACGGTTAAGTTATTAAGACAGCTTACGGCTATTGGCTATGATAAGTTTTGCCTTGAAATTTGTATTGAGGCTAATCAAAGCTATAAGAAAAGATACTTTATCCGCAGCCTTGACCTGATTATAACTGAAAGATGTTCTTTGCGTTGTCAAGACTGCTCTAATCTTATGCAATATTACAAAGAGCCTAAAGACTGTGATATTGAGAGGATATTAAAAAACTTAGATATTCTATTGCATTATGCCAAGATAGGAGAAATCAGGGTTATAGGCGGTGAGCCGTTTATGAATAAAGATTGGCCCATATTGGTGGAGGCTTTAAGCAAGAACCCCAAGGTTAAGCGGATTGTGATATATACCAATGGAACGATATTTCCGAATATTGAATTGTTGCGAGATAAAAAAATCTGTCTTTATATAACTGATTATGGGAAGTTGTCTAATGAGCGTTTATGGGATTTTATAGGCTTGCTCCAAAAACAATCAATTAATCATAAAGTCATTAAACCGGAATGGACAGATTGCGGAGAGATTAAAGAGAATCATAGGACTGCGGAAGAATTGGACAAGATGTTTTTAGATTGTTGCTCAAAGAATATGACGCTTTCTAATGGCAAATTATATCATTGCGCTTTTGCTGCTAATCTGGCGCGGTTAGGGATATCGAATAATGAACGGGCTTGCGATTTCTGTAATGGGAGGCCATTCAACGCTAAAAAGATTATTCCGGCAATACAAAAGGAGAATTCGGTTTGATAAAATGTCCTTATTGTAAACACAGACCGATTAAGAAAAAAACTTGTGGGGATTTTTTTTGTCAATTCAAACATCATATTATATTAATGCGTAAAAAACGCAAGACAATTCAATTAAGAAAAACCCGTCTATTCTAAAAGTTACAATATATTGTATCTTTTCCTTGATTTTTTATGAGTAGATAGTTTATACTTAAACTGAGAGATAGCTACTCTCAAAAGATTTTAGCCGTAATCCGTTGTCAACGGCAATGGGTTACGGTTTTTTTATTTAATATGGATAACGAAAAAGAAACGCAAAAAGATATTAAGACTACTCGCATAGAAAGATTAACACCTTATAGGTTTACATCTGCTAACCAACCTGCAAAAAGAGGCAGGCATAAAGGTTCTTCCCCTACTGATTATTTGAAGAAATTATCCCGCACTAAAATTGATTTTCATAATCCTTTGACCGGAAAAACCGATAGGGCGCCAGTTTCTTTGATTGTGGCGATTCAATTAGTTCTAAAGGCGACACAGGATAGCGATTTGCCTTCTATCAAAGAATATTTTGACCGACTTGATGGAAAGATACCGCAGGTACTTGAACATTCAGGAGAAATCAAGAGCGGAGAAACTAAAGTCTATGTAATTAATAAAATAGACTTAGATGAAAGAGTTAAAAGCCTAAGAGAAAATGCTTTGTCAATGCCTTAACAGAGAAAAATCTTTAGAATTATATCGTGAAGTTTTGGAAGCTCAAGATACTGTTGCTATGCGTAGATTATGTCTTGAGGATTTATTTTTCTTGCTCTTTATAGCTTGTAAAAGAAAAGATGTTAATCGTGATTGGATTTATGAACGTTGTCGAGAGTTTGAATCTGCTCCTGATGGATATTTAGACTTATGGGCAAGAGAACATTATAAAAGCACGATTATCACATTTGGTTATACGATTAAAGAAATCTTAGGCGATTCGGAACTTACCTTTGGAATTTTCAGCCATACCCGCCCTATTGCAAAATCATTTCTTACGCAGATTAAAAGAGAATTTGAAATTAATTCGTTCCTAAAGGATTTATTCCCAGAGGTTTTGTATAAAGACCCCCAGAAAGAATCTCCGAAGTGGTCGCTTGACGATGGGATAATCGTAAAGCGCAAAGGAAACCCAAAAGAGAGTACGGTTGAAGCTTGGGGTTTAGTAGATGGGCAACCTACTTCAAAACATTTTAAAATTCTTGTTTATAACGATGTCGTAACTAAGGAATCAGTAAGCACTCCTGAAATGATACAAAAAGTTACAGAAGCTTGGGCTTTATCATTAAATCTTGGGACTAATGATTGCAAAAGAAGGCACGAAGGGACAAGGTATCACATTAATGATACTTACAAGGTGATTCTTGACAGAGGAGCGGCTAAGGCTCGTATTTATCCGGCAACTGATAATGGAAAGTTGGGGGGGATTCCTGTTTTGTTATCTCAAACTAAATTTGATGAAAAAGTCAGAGATATGGGGAGCTATGTAGCCGCTTGTCAGTTATTACAAAATCCCTTAGCCGATAATGTCATGGGATTTAAGGCAGAATGGCTTAGATATTATGGCGAGGTTGATATTGATAATTTGAATATTTACATTTTAGTTGATCCCGCGTCTAAGAAGAAAGTAAATAACGATTTTACTGTTATGGTTGTTATCGGCCTATGTGCTGATAAAAATTATTATTTATTGGATGGGCTAAGGGATAAGTTAAATTTGACGGAACGGACAAATAAACTTTTTGAATTAAAAGCCAAGTGGAATCCTTTAAATGTTGGATATGAAGAATATGGACTTAGTTGTGATATAGAGCATATCCAGTATGTTCAAGAAGAAAAGAAATTTAGGTTTGAGATAACCCCGCTTGGCGGTCCCATGTCAAAGATTGATAGAATCAGAAGGCTTACGCCTGTATTTGAAAATAAAAGGTTTTATATTCCGAAAGAAATCATTTTTGTTGGGAATGATAAAAAGATACATGATTTTATCAATGAGTTTATTGATAACGAATATTCTACTTTTCCAGTTTGTTCTCACGATGATATGTTTGATGGTATGGCAAGAATATTAGAGCAAGATTTAGGAGCAACATTCCCAGATAAGGAGAGTATGTCTTTACCTCTTAAGAAACCGGTATTCGCAGGAGCGGCTGGATGGTAAATGAACAACCCAAGCGTTTCTTCTGCGGCACAAATGAGATTTGCTGGTTTAAAGAACCTAACATAAATTTAAGATGTTTCGCTAATTATGTGGTAAGGCAGAGTTGCCCGAATATCTTAAGGGCAGACAATAAGACCCAAAGGCAAGGAAGTAAAGAAGAGGCGGTATTGTGTAAATGAAAAAATCAATAAAGAAAATAAAATCGGAGCAAAAGCCTGTTGACAAAGTTGATGTTGATATTGAGATAGTGGATTTTGTAAAGCGTAACCACAGTACAGCTGTTGATTATCGCAAGAAGTTTAAAACTGTCTGGGATAATATTATAAGCCAAATACGCTGCGTACATCCTGAAGCCTGGAAAAATAAGGAAGATTGGCAGTCAAAAGTATTCATACCCCAGCAAGCTAAAAAAACCGAGGCCGCCGCTGCTTACCTGGACAAGATGCTCTTTGGCCAAAAACGCTTCCATAATATCTCCGGCGTTGAAAAAAAAGATAAAGAAGAGTCTGGTTACATTATGGATTTATATGATGTCGTTCTTGATCGTGGCAATTTCTATTTAGAAAACGATTTTATAATGCACGAGGCTTGCGACATTGGGACAGGCTTTATAAAAATGTTAGTCAAGCCCGACCGCAGCGGAATTGATTTTATCTGGCGCTCTGCTTACAACATTTCCTTTGACCCTTCCTGCGGCTACAACTGGAATAAGAAAAAATATGTTTGTGATGAATATAAAAAGACAATTGATGAGTTGGTGGATGATTTGTCTAATCCTGCCCCGCTATATTCGAAAGAAGCAATACAAAAAGTAATTGATGAGGCCGAGGAAGCTGGACAAGGTAAAACTGACGCTGATTTAGTGACAGTAAAAGGTATTGACGGCACAAGTCAGGTAACTATTGCTAAGGATTGGTTTGAGGTCAATGTAGTTGAATATTGGGGCAAGGTTAAGGAAAGTTTTGATGAAAAGTCGGGAGAAAAAACGATCAAGCAGTATCGCATGGTAGATAAGATTGTCGTTGTTGTAAACGACAAAGTGAAGATAAGAGATGTAAAAAACGCCTATGGATTTATCCCGATATTCCCATGCCGGGTTAAGCCTCGCCTTTATGATACCTACGGCTTGGGCTTTTGTGAAAATACCCATGATTTGCAAGAGCTAACCAACTCAATGATTAACCTTGGATTTGACAGTTTAAAGATGTGTTCTATGGACATTGCCGTAGTTGACCAGACTAAGATTAAAGACGCATCAAGCCTTGAATATAAGCCTATGGCTGTTTGGCTTGTTAGGGGAGACCCCAGGGCAGCGGTATCATTAACAAGGCAGGGTATTTCGGCATTAGGCCAGATTATTCAAGGTTTAACCGTGTTAGACCAATTTGACCAAGAGGCCAGCGGTGTACCCCGGCAAGTAGGCCAGGCCGCTGAATTAAGCGATACAGGGACGCTCGGAGAATATCAAGCCAAGCTTGCGATGATAGATAACCGCTTTTTAAAGATAGGGCGCTTTATCGAACGGGATTATGTTGAACCGATACTTAAGGGAATATTTAAGATATTGTTTAATCCTAAATTTTTCAGCCAAGCCTTAATAGATAGAATTTTAGGCTTAAAGGAAATTGAAGTTGTGGCAGGTATTGACCCGATATCCCAACAGCCTATGAAACAAAAACAAATGGTGCCTAAGTTAGATTTTAATAAAATATCCCAGGCCGGAGATATGGCTTTTGATTTTAAGGCCGTAGGCATGACGCAATTTGCCAAAGCGATTGAAACATTGCAGAAGCTAAAAGAATTATTGCTTACCGTAGTCAAGACTCCACAACTGATGATTATTTCTAAGGTTGAAGAGATATATAAGCGCGTATTGCAAGCCGCGGAGATAGGGGATTACAGCGATTTAATGAAAACAGATGAAGAAATAAAAATGATAATGAATCAGTTATATTCGGGTGCGCCTGGACAACAAGGGCAACCCGGACAACAGCCAGCAATGGCAGGAAGGATGTAATGCCGGTTAAAGTCAAAAAAGTAAAAGGCGGTTTCCAAGTCTCAACTCCAAAAGGAGTAAAAGCAAAAAAGACTACAAAGAAAAAAGCAATGAAACAGGAAAGATTGCTTAATGCCGTAGAACACGGGTGGAAACCGACAGATTATAAACATCCCGCTGATAACAAAATGAAGAAGGCGACTAACTTTAAGGATTAATGGAAAAAGCAATCGCATTTATTACAGTCAACGATGATATAGCCTATTATTTAGCTGAAAGGGTAAGGAAGTCATTTTGCTATTTTCATGATGATATTCCCTGCGAGATTATAACCCCTTTTGATGAACTCGAAATATTCGGCGAAGCGGTTGTGCCGGTATTCGGAAGCTCTTTTGCTAATCTTTCCGTGAAGATGATTAGCCATTACAAAAAGAATTATGAAGTAGTGATTAAACTTGATGCCGATGTAGTGGTAACTTCCCGGCTCGATGAATTCCTTGATTGTGATTATGACATAGCCTGTTCTTTAAATTGTAAGAATGTGGGCGGGATAGATTATAAGCGCTTCCCCGATTATTGCAACTTAGGGGTGACAGCGGTAAGAAGTAAAGAGCTTGCCGAAGAGTGGAAAAATCTGACCTATGACAAAAAGTTTATCGGAGAGCAGAAATTTGATTATTTGGAGCAGGACGTTATGAATTATCTGGCTTTTAACGGCAAGTATAAATGCCTGATGGTGGACAAAGAAGGATGTTATTACAACGAAACCGGCCGGGAGCATTGGGATAAAATCAAGATTAGGCATCAGGGTTTATTTATCGGGGAGCGTAAATTAAAGGCCATGCATTGGGCAGGAGGCGGAGAATTGAGTAATAAATATAACTGGCCTACCCTGCCGGATGATGTAAAAAAGTTTTTAAACGAGATAACCCGAACAAAGGATTTTGTATAATGGTGAAAAAAACTAAGGAAGAAAAATTAAAGCACGATGCGTTGAAGGCAAGCCGGATTGACCAGACATTAAAAACAAGTGGATGGATGGTTATTCAGGAGATAATCCAGGCTAAATATGACAGCGCGATGAACGAGTTAATAGAAAAAGAAAATCCCGAAGCACGGGGGGCGATTAACGCTATCCAAGAGATTATGAACGATATTTCCGTTGATTTGCAATTTGGAGAGAACGCCAGGAAAAAATATAACGAGCAGTATCTTAACATAAAGAAAGCGGAATGATAGGCTGTGATTTTGAAAAAAAGAGTTTTAGCGTTCCTTTACAGGCTTCCGATAAAGATAAGAACGCGATGGATTGGGATAAAGTTTTTCAAAAACCAAACGCCTTAAGGGGGGTAACACTCGCCAAAAGGCAATTAAACAGGAGGTAACAAATGGCTGACGAAATAAAACCGACTGGAAAAGAAGGACAACCGCCTGTGGGCGATGCTCCTGCTAATCTACCACCGGCTAATCAGGGCCCTTCTGTCGAGGACTTACAGAAGCAAATAAAAGAAGTCCAGGATAAACTAAAAGAGAAAGACGCCAAGATATCCGACCTTGAAACTACTAAGGCCACTATCGAGACAAGGCAGAGGCAAGTTGATGAAGCGAAGGTAAAGCAAGGCACTGATGAAACAATGAAACAACGCCTTAGCCAAATCAATGAACGCAGGGCTTATGACCCTGACGGAGCTGACGCTGAAATGGCTTCTCTTTTATCTGACGTAAAGACACAATCGGCTCAGGAAGCAGTCCGGCAGGCCGAGGTAGTTATTCATCAGCAAACAACCTTGGAAAGATTGAAGTTAGGCGTAAAAACATCTAACCCGGAATTTGATGATGATATTGTCAACGTGATTATACAACAGGCCAATGCGTTTGCTACGACAGGCAAATACAAGAAACCGGAAGAAGCCGTGCAAGCGGCAACTGATTTTGTCAAATCAAAGTTTGAAAGTTACGCACAAAAGAAAAATGCCGCACCGCCTTTACCTGATGGCGCAAGGGCAGAAGGTGGTGGAGGAAATCTACCGCCTAAGTCCCCAGAGCCTCTGAAAGAGTTAAGCCCTCTTGAGGAATTGGAACAGGCGAATGAGGCAAAAAGAAAAAGGACACTTTAGGAGGTAAAAAATAATGCCTACTAATTATTCACCTATTCACGATTGGACTACGTATGGCAGCTATTTGGCGAACCAAAAGTTGTCAGCGCAGATGAGGGCGCAGGCGTTAGGTCTATTTGTCTATCGCCAGTTTGTTGATAAAAAGGATGGTATAGGGGCTAACGCAGGCGATGTTATCACATTTTCAAAGCGGTTACGCATTGATACGCGCGGTACAACGCTTGTTGAAACTTCACAGATGACCGCACGCACCATCAAAATCACAAAAGGTACTTGTTCTGTTTCAGAGTTTGGCAATAAAGTCAACTACGGCCAGAAAGCGGAAACCCTTTCTAAATTCGATATTAAGGCTGAATACGGAAAAGGTTTAACCGATGACCAGGTGGATGCGATTGACCTTAATATTTACAACCAGTTTGCTACGGCTAAGTTCAAGGCAACCGCTACCAACACCGGGAAAACGCATATTCAGATTATGACAAACGGTACGGCTACATCTACGGCCACAAACGCTGTTTCAGTAGGACAGATGCGCTATATCACCGATTATGCTAAGAAGGCGCATATTCCTAAGCTTGGGACAATGTACGTTTGCGTAGGTGCAACAGATTTCATCTCTGGCCTCTATGATGAACTACAATCTGTCGCGCAATATGCCGAACCGGAGTTTAGGTTCAAAGATGAAGTCGGAAAGTATTACGGCGTCCGCTTTGTCGAGGATAATATGCAGGCCGATAACTCTGCCGGTGGTTCGAATTTTGGCGAAGCATTTTTGTTCGGAGACGAGGCAGTTGTTGAAGCTCTGGCGTTACCCGAAGAATTACGTTACTACGAAGAGGAAGGTGGCAGGTTTAAGTTCCTCATGTGGTATGCGATTCTCGGTCATGCAAAGATGTGGGATAGAGTTGTTGATGGGACATCAAGTGATCTGAATGGTTTGGAGAGGATTATCCACATCACAAGTAAGTAGTATCAACTGGGGCGGAGCAATCCGCCCCTTGTCTTTATATGCCATACATCATAAGTAATAAATTTCAGAAGTTAGATTGGAGAAAAGACGGGTTTAAGAAACCTTGGGTCAGCCGTATGTACCGCAGGCCCGGTGAAACTGCGATGACCCATGACTTAAAATGCGATATTTGCGGTAAATGGTACAACTATTCAACCAAGGACATCCCGCAGATAATCATGCAGCGCAGGTGGAATTTTAAGTTAAAAAGGCCGTTACACTGCGGGAATTCATTTTGTCAGGATTATCATGAGCGCTGTGTATTACATCTTATAAATAATATGAAAAAAGTGATGGATGGCGAACAGGTAAGGCAAAAATACTTATGAGATATTTAATCTGCCGCATAGCGGCTATCGGTGATTGCATCCAGATTTCGCCCCTTGTGCGTTATTTAAAAGAACAGGGTAACGAAGTATATTGCCTTACTTCTGAATTAGGTGTGCAGATATTAAAGTGCAATCCTTTTATTGATAAATTAATAGAATACATACACGATACCGTTCCTATTGAGCAATTAGGCGAATATTTTGGCAATGTTGCTAAAGAAAATAAATGCGATAAGATTTTAAACCTCTGCGAATGTGTCGAGGTCAAATACTTATTCCATCCTTCTGACCCTGTATATAACTATTCAAAACAGGAGAGATTTTTAAGGGGCAATAAAAACCACTATGATGCCGTATTTGAGGCCGCGGGATTTCCGGAAATAACAGGCAAGCGCCCGGAAATGTTTTTTACCGGGGAGGAAGAGGAAAAGAGTGCGTTATTCAGGTGCGATTTTATCGGTAAATTCGTTATTGTGTGGTGTATAGCCGGAAGCGCAAGGCATAAATCCTATCCCTATACCCGCCAAGTCATAGAACAGTTATTGATGAAACATAAGAATATCATAATTATTACCGTAGGGGATGATGCTTGCCGGATATTTGAAGAAGGATTAGAGCATGAGCGCTGTATCCATAAATCAGGTAAATGGTCGTTAAGGGAAACCGCTATTGCTTGTAAATATGCTTCTTTAGTAGTGGCCCCTGAAACCGGCGTATTGCATTTTGCCGGATGTTTCGATACCCCGAAGATAGGCTTTCTTACCCACACTACAAAAGAATGTTTGACTAAATATTTTATCAATGATTATTCATTGGAGTCGCAAGTTGATTGCGCTCCGTGTTTCCGTTTAATAAATAATGCGGATGTAGAATGTCCTGTGGAACATTTATCACGTGCGCCCTGGTGTGTAGCCTTTGGCTTTCCGCAGGATAAGGTTATTGAACAAATTGAGAAGGTGTATTGCCAATGAGATGTCTTATTTGCAAACATGAGGTAATGATTGATTTCCAGATAATAGAAGAAATCCGGCCTATTGATTGGGGACGTTGCGTATGCGGGACGGTTTTTCATGAAGCAGGGATAGACAAAAAATATTTCGGCAACCTCTACCTGCGAAAATGGCAGAATTTTGTTGATATGAAAGAGCGCTTTGAATATCTGCAACGTATATACTTGCCTCTTATCGAAGAGATGACATTCGGGCGCAAGTTTTTAGATGTCGGTTTTACGCTTGCCTATACGCTTGAGTATATGAAAGCCAGAGGCTGGGTTGGCGTAGGGATTGACCTTGTGCCGAACGATTATATTGTAGGTGATTTTGAAACTTTCCCGATACCGGAACATTTTGATTATATCCAGATGGGCCATTGCTTAGAAAGTTTTCATAATCCGGTTGGGGCCTTACGCAAAGCATATGATCTCTTAAGTTATAATGGCCTGTTATTGATTACCCATCCTAACCCTGAAATGATATTTGAAATAGGTTTAAGTAAATTCAACCATTGGTCTTATAAACAAAACCATATATTCATCCAAAAGGATAAATTAGAGGATATAGCCAAACGGACAGGGTTCGATGTTATCCTTTCACGCAGGAATATATCGCAGAGGTTCATAATGAATAACGATTTGCACCTGTTATTGCAAAGAAAGGAATAATATGCTGCGTATAGTTAATTTTGGTTCTTCCAAAGGCGGACTTGCAACTATCGGTTATACGATTTATGGAGCCAATGGCGTGGCTATCGGTTCGCGCATAACTTCAGGGGTTGTTGAGGTGGGGACTAGCACCGGGATATACGCTGCAAATATCACTATGCCTGGTTATGATGCTATTATTCTCTGGGATACGGGGGAAGCAACGCCCAGATACTCTACGGAAGATTACCAGCATCAGATTGATGCCATTGCCGAAGGGGTAGAATTGATACAAAAGATTTATAATTCTATCAGGAACCAAGGCGAATTTTTTGCTTTGTTTATGGATAGATTAGGTTTGATTGAGAAAAATACTGATTTTAAACAGATAAACGATAAACTTGACGGATTAGCCAAAAAGAACACTGTCCCGCTTACTGACATGGAAGAAGCCTTTAAAAAAAGTGCTAAAGAAATTAGTTTGACCGCGTTAGCGCCTGAAGTAAAGTTGCCTCCGATAAACATTCCTGAAATCAAAATACCTGATTATACTAATCTAATAGGTGAATTAAAAAACATGCTTTTGAATATCAGGGGGGAGATAATGAAAGTTCCGAAGACCCAGAAAGAATATTCCGGCAATTTTAGCAATCTCATCTCTTTGCTAAATTCTTTTGAACAAAAGATAAGCAATGTAGTCAGCGAAAAATCAACAGAGATGGTTCGGGAAGTAAAATCCATGCGGACAGTATTCGTCAAATTTGATACTTTGCTGGAAAAAATTAATATTTTACATGAGAAACTTAATTCCCTCGATACAAATGATAAGGAAATAATCAAGACGAAACAGGAAATTATGAATGACATCAAACGCCTTAACCAATTCTTGTATGACTTTGTAAGCTCACCCTATATGAAAGAGGCAAAGGATAATATGAATATACTAATGGCCTTCGGGCATAAGAGGTAATAATGGCTAAATTAACGGCTTTAGAGACTTTTAACACAGTAGCAAGGAATTGCGGCGAAAGCGTTGTTGCCGGATTAAGCAGTTTATCGGGATTACAACTTTTAATATGGGATAAGATTATCGAGGCGATACAGGACATCTGCACGGATGAGAATACCCGCTGGCAATTCTTAGAGAAGGCAGGCGTAATCCCGATGGTTACGGGGAGTTATCAATATCTGATTTCCGGCCTTACCACGGGGTCGGATTTGATGATTGAAGATATCAAAAGTTTCAGGCAATCTGATAGTGATTCTAATATTCCTTACGTAACTCCACAAGAATGGGATGAGAAATACCCCGATGGTATAGGTACAGATAGGACGGGATATCCCAATGAGTATACCAAATTCGCCGGATATTTCGTATTCAATAACCAGGCAACAACTACACAAAACGGCAAGAACATAGATTTCAGGTATTGGAAACTCCCTGCTTATTATGCCACAGGTACGCCGACGGGAACGTGCGATATACCAGAACCGTTCGATAGGACTTTACTTGTGGCCTTGGCTACTTTAAAAGTATTGGCTTACTTAGGTAATGATGAAGTGTCTATCTATAAAGTCCAGGTATTCGGTAACGGCCAGGATATCGAGGGGGCAATGGATAAAATGAAACGGATATATTCATCTCCGATTCTAAAACCAAGGATGACTTACGTATTCTAATATGTCTGAATATAAAAGTTTAATTTTACAGAATTTTAGGGGAATGAACAGGGTGTCAGACCGGCTGAATATGTCGCCTGATTTTGCCTGGTATATCGGCAACGGTTATGTCAAGAAAGATGTTAAATCCGGCCTTGGGATTATCGTCCAAAGAAGTGGTATCGCTAAACTTAACTCAGTTACTTTTACCAATGCCTGTAAATATATCTATGAGCCGAAGTGGGATGCCGGCGGGACAGATATTGTAATCAGGGAAGGCACGCGCTGGGCTATTTGGGATGGCGTAGATACTTTTGATAATTTGGATACTGCACGCAGTAGCGGGGTTAGAGGTCAATGCGTGATGTTTGCCAATGAATTGATTATGGCAGATGGCGCAAAGTTAAGGAAATGCACTGCGGCTTATTCCGTAAGTGATTTATCAAGCGACGCCGCACAACCCACTAAAGTAAGCGCTGTTCATGTTCATCAGCATAAAGTCTGGTGCAATGATGACGATTATCCTATGCGAGCAAGATATTTAAAGACAGACAGCGCAAATGCCGCGGATAGCTTTTCTGCTGCCGGAGACGCCGGCACTCTTGATTTTTCAAAGATACTCCCTTTTGGGGATAAACTTTTGGGATTTGCGACTTTTTCCGAAATGTTTTTGATATTCGTTTTTACTAAACAAGTTGTAGTCTATACCTGCGGGACAGACCCAGCGGCATTTGCCATACAGCAGATTATCCCCTTAAATTGTGTTTCAGGGCATGGGATACAGCAGGTAGGCAATGATTTGGCTGTTGTTTCGCAAGAGGGTATGAATTCTTTTAAGGCTTCTTTAGCTAATCAAGATTTGGATATTGATGATCTGTCAAAATTTATCGCTCCTTTTTATCGGGAACTTATAACCAATCTTGCAGATAGAACGGTTATATCTTTGGGGTTTTCTCACAGGTTAAATCATATCTATGTCTGCATACCGACGACAGACCATACCATACTTGTTTATTCGGTTGACATAGGTAATTTCGTGGGGGTATGGACGGGTTATAAATGTTACGCCATCTGTGAACGGGTAGACGGGACAATGCTTATCGGCGGGGATGGGTATGTTTATACGATGAACTCCGGTACAAGTGATGATGGGGTAAAAATAAATTTCCAGTATGACTTCCCGTTCCTTTACGCAAAAAATCCGAATAACAATAAAGCGTTTAGACAATTAGAGGGATTATGCCGATATACGGGGGCTCCACTATTGAATTTTAATTATTCCTATGCCGTTGATGTGGTAAGCGGAGTTATGCCGCCTATACAAATGCAACTTACTCAGGCAGGTGGGACAAAATGGGATACGGGATTGTGGGATGTTTCAAGTTGGGATGTAGCCGGTATTGAAAGGTTGTTTACTTCAGATATGCTCGGAAGGGGAAAGCAGATTTCGCTTTCCATATTAAATAGTGCATTGGATACTTATATAGAAATTCCGTATATTATCCTGCGCTACAAAGAAGAAAATACTAAAGTGAGGTGAGATAATGTCAACGTTAATTTCAAGGTTATACACATACGTTACTGACAAAGCCAACGCTTTATTTATTACAGCTTCAAAGATGGACGCGGAGAATGACCAGATTATTACAGCGTTGAATCGTAAAGGATTGTGTTCTGCTTCCGCTCCTGGTTCTCCCATAGCCGGACAGACCTGGATAGATACAACCAACAAGGTATTGAAGATTTATCTTAATAATGAATGGGTCATACACGGGCCGGTGCATATCGGAACATCCGCTCCCGCAACTCCGTTTGAAGGTATGGTTTGGTGGGAAACAGATACCGACTTATTAAAAGCTTATAGTGGGTCTGCCTGGCTTAATATTCCTGCGATTGCTTCTTGTGCCGCCGGAGATGTTATGTATCACGATGGGACAAGTTGGGTGCGTCTTGCAAAAGGCACAGCAGGACAAAAATTAAAAATCAATGCTGGGGCGACTGCCCCTGAATGGGTTGGAGCGGAATTCGGCGCTCGGGTAGATGTTTCAGCGGCAGGAGACCACGATAATGAGTTAGCGGCGACGGATGGAATAGTAGAAGCTTCCAACGGTAATGGAGACACTGTAATTGGATACAGCGATACTAATAGCCCTCCGACTACTGTAAGACAGAGAAATAAGGGGCCAGCTGGTGAGAGTGCCAGTATATCAATGCCCGTTAGAAAAGGTGAACGTTGGAAAACTACGGGGGACACAACAACTTTTTGGATGCCAGTAGGAGCGGCGTAATTAAATGAACTTAAATAATTCTATCATCGGTAAACGGGTTCTTTTATTCCCCCTTGAAATAGTAGATTTAGACCATTTTATCCAACTTCACAGGGAAGATAAAAATGGGATGATGGGGCGATTCTGCCTGCGCGAGATGACCAAAGAAGAGGCGCGAAAATATGTATTGACCCTTCTTGCGACGGGACAGATTAAGGCCTGGGCTTGTTATAGCAAAGAGGGGAAGGCAAGCAAGAAAATCGGTTATATCTATCTTACCGATGTTACGCCTTTTTCCTGCAAGATTGTGGGGATATTGGATAAGGAAGTTTTAAGGGGATTGCTTAAGGTTATAAAGCGGGGGAAATATACTTTTAGCGAGGATGCCTTGCGGACAATGGTTTCCTGGTGCTTTAACGGCGCGGGATTTAACCGCATAGAATACCGGACATTCAGCGATAATCTCCTATCAAGACGATTAGCAGAAAGAGCAGGTTTCATAAAAGAAGGCGTATTACGAAAGAGTTTTAAAGTAGACGAAGAGTTTAAGGATATGGTAATTTATTCAATCCTGAAGGATGAATATAAATTGCCGGAAGGCAAGATTGAAACAGTAAAAAAGGAGTAAATATGAACGGCGGAGACGATTCAGTCAGCATACCAAAATATAAACAGCCAAGCGCAAGCAGTTTTGACCTCTTTGGGATGACAGGCGGATACGATAAGGGGACGAATACCTATGGAGTTTCGGCAGATCCCCAGGAATTAGCGACTATGCAGGCGGTTAAGGGGATACGCAATTCCTTGCTTACTTCTCTTGGCCTCGGTGGCACTCCTGAAAGCGACCCCTATACAAATCAATATATGCAGGAGTTATTAAGGACTTCGCAGGCTCCGTTAGAAAATGCCCTGATAGGCCGGGGGCTTGGCGGTTCAACCGTTTATAAAGACGCGCTTACCGATTTAATAAGCAAGGCTTCAACGCAAGCGGTTTTAGGCGGGCAACAATATAAACAAAATAATCTAAATGCCCTGACAAATTATCTTAATACCAATATGGGGTATGGACAGGATTTATTAGGTAGAGTTACCGGCCAGTATAATACTGACCAAACTAATTCATGGCAACAGTATAAGGATATGCTTGGCTTAAATATCTACAACGCCAATCAAAAAAGTAGTACGCCTTGGGGTTCAATAGGGACATTGGCAGGCGGAGCGCTTGGGTTAGTAGCCGCTCCTTTTACCGGCGGGGCAAGTTTAGCCGCAATTCCTGCTTTAATGGGTGGCGGCGGGGCAATCGGTAACATATTCGGCGGCGGGGGTGGCGGTGGGGGTGGCGGTGGGGGTATGGATTTATCCTCATTATTAAGTTTAATGAATATGCCCGCGGGGGCTACAAGTTACGGTGGCGGCTCCTGGGGTAGTTCTACGCCGTATAATCCGACCGGACTATCCGGTTGGGGAATGTGAGGATAATATGCCAAACCTTTTAGACATGGTAAAACAAGGTAACAATAATGGAAGCTTGTCAAATTTAATGCAGTTAATCCAACTTGTCAATCAGCAAAACCAGGGAGCAGCACCGACGGAGAAAATCGGCGGGTATGATATCCCTATCAACAGGGGAAAACAAAGCCCGTTTAACACGGGGTTAAATGCGCTTTCCGGGCTTACGCAAGGATTTACAGGTATGCAACAGGGGAATAAGCGCAATCAATTCATGCAGAGTGTACAGCAGATAGCGCAAGAGCAATCAAACCCTGATGAGAAAATAAATAAGCTCGTCGGACTTATGGCGCAACACGGAAGCGATTACGGATTGGGATTGAAGGATATAATCACACAATACGGACAACAGGCGAATAGAAACGCATTAACTCAAGTTTATGGATATGATGAGCAAGGAAATCTTGTACCTAAAGGTGCAGTACCTAAGAGTGCAAAAGTTGTGGCTCCGAATGTTGCACAACAGAAATTCAATTTAGCAAAAGAGGAAAAAACAAAACAACAGGATACGGAATCGGAATTTATAAGAAATTCGGCTGAGGAAACTCTTGGCACAATAGCCGAAGTAGAGAAGGGATTAAAGTATTTTGGCGCAGTTGGTGAAGTTCCAACTCTCAACCCCTGGGGTTTTGAACGCAAGAATTGGGAAGCCAATATTAATAAACTACTATCGGGAAAGATAGTAGCTTTAATTACAGACATGAAAAAAGCCAGCAAGACGGGGGCTACGGGATTTGGACAGCTAAGCGAAAAGGAAGGTCAGATATTAAGAGAAGCATCTACCGCATTAAAAAGAAATCTCTCTCCGCAGGATGCACAGAAGTATATCAATATTATAAAAAAATCGGTACAGAAGATAATGCAGAGAAATAGTGAAGGTAATATATCAGCAGAAGGAACAAACCAAAATTCAGATTACCAGAAATATCTTCAATCAATCGGAGGAAAATAATGCCTCCACTTACCGAAGAACAATTTAATAAAGCAAGAGAAGCGGGGTTTACCTTAGAACAGATTATAGGATTTGAGAAGAAAAGACTTGGGGAAGAGGGCGGATCTCCGCAAAAACTTATTGCCGGAAGATACACTAAACAACAGCTTGCTGGCAAGATTATCCCTCAATTAACTAAGGGACTATATGAAAGCGTACCTTTTGGCAAGAGAATTATCTCAATGCTTCCTAACGCTCCGGCCATACAAGAAGTACAGGCAGAAACTCCAGGGCCTCAAGGAGCTTTTCCGGCATTGGCAAGGTTGGCAGGAGAAACCGCGCCAGACTTAGCAATGATGCAACCTTTTATTGGCGGCGCAAGCACAATTTCAAAACTTCCGGCAATCCTTAAACTTGCAACAGGTGTAGGAGCTTATGAAGGGACAAAGGCAGGACTTACGCAAGGCCCAGAAAGAATAATACCAGAAGCCACAAAAGGTTTTGCGACTACTGCGGCATTAGGGTACGCAGGAAAAGGATTATATAAGGCGGGGAAAGCTCTTACGAAAGCCACACCCGAAGCGATAAAAGCTATTTACAATATTCCCAATAAGTTTTTTAGAGGTGGACTTACTAAGCCGGAAGCACTTAGGGTTGAGAGTGAATATGGAGCTTCTAATGGTTCGCTTGCTGAAACTATTAAAGATAAACTTAATCAAGCTCTTACTTACGCCGATGATATGTATAACAAGGTATTCAAGGGGACACCAGAAAATAAATTTATCAATGTTAAACCAGCTATTAAAGAAGCTGGCAATAGATTAAAAAGGTTGGGGCTGATAACTGATACCGGAAGTTTAACCGAATTAGGTCAAAGTGAAATAGCAAGGGACTCCGTGTATGGTAAATTGCTTGACTTCTATCAAAGCGCAGACGCAATATCCGGGGTTGAAAAATTGGCAGGAAAATCTCTAACACAAGGACAAATGGTAAGGGCAATGAGGGCAGGCAGAGAAACCCTTGTCAATAAAGAACAGTTTTTATTCTTGCGTGATAAGTTAAACGCCCTTTATAAAAACAAGCCTTCCGATATAGATGTTAGTAAAGTGGTTGATAGCTTTTACCAAGCCGGAGAAAATTCAGGATTAAAGGGTTTACAAGCCGCAAGAGCATTAGAAAGAGAAGCATTTTATCAGGAAGGCAAATTCTTAAATCGTAATACCGGCGATTTAAAAATAGCCACGGAAGCGAAACTCAATCGCATAGGCACGGATAAACCCTTAAGTTTACAAGATACAAAACACATAGAAGAATTGCAGAAATACGTTAAACATCCGATTATTTCAGATGCGGGAAAGATAAATAAGTTAAATAGAGCGAAGAAAATAATAAAAACTCTTAAACAAAGAGGCGGAGATGTAGCTTTGGGGGCTATGGGGTTGGAAGCAGTAAAAAAAGTAACTACTGGAAAATTTTAATTATTTTCTTCCTTATCTTCTTCTTTGTGGCGTTTATGAATACGTTCAAAAAGGGTAATAAAACAAAAAGTGGCTATACAACACCAAAAGAATGTACTCATATTTATTCCTTAATTAGTATCACATTGTACTTCATTACCTACTTGATAACAACGAGTATGCGTAGATTGAGACCGTGGTGGAGTAAGCGATTGTATCATTTGCATCCTTTGAATATTTAATTGTTGTTGCCGATAATAATTTTCTTGATTAATTTTTTGTTGTTCTTGCATCTGTTGATTTAACATTATTATATCTTCATCGGACATAGAAGAAAGACTATTACCTATTCTTTGAAGGTAGGCACAACCGGATATGAACAAAAGACAAAATACCACTAACAATAATTTTATCATCGTTCTTTAACCTCGGAGGTTATATGAATGTTAAAATGACCGAAGTAACACCAAGTAATTGGCAAACTAAAGAGGATTGGCAGAGTCGGATTTTTGTTCCAAGTCAATATATTTTGCCAAAGAAAAAACGAAATCCGAACAAGCAAGATTAAGTATAAGCCTAAAATGGTAAAAGTCAAGGAGAAAATATGCTAAAACTCTTAAAAACCCTTAAATTTGGGCTTCTGGCGGGCATTGTAGGAGCGATTTGCCTCTTATCTACCCAATATGCCTTATCGCAGGCTGTCTATGTGCCTACCACTATCCAAGAATTAGACGATGTAAATACAACTGACATAGGGGAAGATAAAATTCTTAAATGGAATGTCGGCCAGGGAAAGTTTCTCATGGAAGATGATGCCACAGGCGCTCCAGGTGGTGGGATCACCGACATAAATACCCTCGACGCTACTTCACAGACTTTATCCAGTAGCGACGGCTCTGTTGTCATTGCTTCCGCAACCAGTACCCACGATTTTAAGGTTAATTCTACTCAATTCTTTACCCAGACTCAAATCTTAGCATTAGCCAACCTAACCAATTATTTTAACAGAACTACCGATATACCATTAGGAACTAACACTTCAGGGAACTATGTCGCTTCCGTTGCTACCACCGCACCTATCACGGGCGGGGCGGCAGGAAGTGAAGGGGCAACTTTAACAATCGTCATTCCTAAAGCGACAACTTCTGTTGATGGATACTTAAATTCTACTGATTGGACTACCTTCAATGGGAAAATGGCGGGTACATTATTAAAGGATTTAGTAACTACAGCGCCTTTAACTGGTGCTGAAAATGATATATTCCCAGGCGCAGATGCTGATGTAACCCTCGCAATTACTATGACTGGCGACATCGTTGCCACAGCTCCTGTATTGATAAATGGCACGACAGCAGTAAACGATATTCTTCCAGGTGGAGATGTTGATACCACCATATCCTTAAATATGTTGGGAGATGTAGTCGCTACGGCCCCTCTATTAGTGAACGGCACGACCAATGTAGACAATATATTACCCGGCAATGATGTTGATACTACCTTATCAATAAATATGCTTGGTGATTTAGCGACTACCGCTCCGATTACAGGTGCGGCAAATGATATATTTCCTGGCACTACCGGCGCGAAAGCGACTATCGCTATCCCTAAAGCTACAACTTCCGTAGATGGTTATTTAAACTCCACCGATTGGACTACTTTCAATAATAAAATAGGCAGTACACAGATAGACACTTGGGCTGAACTTGCGACTATTTCAAACATGCCTGCCGGTTTCTCTGATGGGGTGGATGATACGGGTGGGAGCGGCGGCTCAGGAACTTCTTTGATCAGAAATATCACCCAGGCTTCCCACGGTCTTGCAGTAGGGAATGTGATTAAATTTGTTACAACTTATCAAAAAGCCCAAGCTGACAGTGCCGCAAACGCAGAAGTAGTGGGAATAGTTTCTGCGGTGGATGGTGTAAATAATTTCAACTTTACAATGGGTGGTTACATTAGCGGACTTTCCAGCCTCTCAGCCAATTCCGTCTATTTTCTTTCTCCTTCAAGCGCGGGGGCATTGACAGCCACGGAGCCGACTACTGCCGGACAAATTTCTAAACCTGTCTTAATCGCTATCTCTGCTACTGAAGGGTATGTGTTTAATTTCAGGGGGATAGCAGTTGCCGCAACCGCTACGGGAGAAAAAGGGCTTTCCATTTATAACATCACCGCTTCCCACGATATTATGATACCGCCTATTGCTGTAGCCATTACCTTAACCAAGGTTTCCGCAAATGGGGTAGGGGGAACGAATGTGGTGGGTAGGTTGGAAGATTGCAGTGCTAACGGGCAAACTTGCGCCAGGGCGATAAATGCGACGGACTGGACAATCACATCAGGCACGGAATTAGAGATAACCAATTTTGGGAACGCCACTATTCCAGCGGGGAACTGGACTAAATGGAACACCACATCTGTCAGCGGAGCAGTTACCAACTTCGCGATAGGGTGGGATTTTACTAAGTAAGGAGATATATGAAGAAACTTATATTCTGTCTATTATTGTTTCTCGCTCTTCCGTCATTTAGTTATTGTGGTCAATCAAGTATTAGCACAATTTTAAAGGGTGATAAAGGCGATACGGGTAATCAAGGAACTGCCGGCAATAATGGCGCAGATGGGGCTAACGGAATAAATGGAACGAATGGGACAGTTGGCATAGGTATTGCAAGTGCTATTGTTAATGGCACAGGTTGGTTAAACCTAACCTTAAGTAACAATACCGTGCTGGGGCCTTGGAATGTTACCGGCCCGCAAGGTGGACAAGGGTCGGCAGGTTCAAATGGCAATGACGGTATCAGTATAAGCAATGCAGCAGTTAATGCGACCGGATGGTTGAATATTACTTTAGACAATGCCACCGTATTAGGCCCCTGGAATGTTACAGGGCCGCAAGGACAAGCTGGCGCAGGTTCTACTATTACTAAAGGCACAGCATTAGTAAAAGACTCCTACGCTGTCAGTACCACTACTATCCAGGCGCACGGGTTAGCGGCAAGACCGGATTTTTTAGATGTATATTGGACTGCTAAAAATGCCACTGTCGGATATGCCGCAGGAGCAATTATTAAATTTAATGGCGTACAAGATACAGGGGTAAGTATGGGATTTGTTATCACAGCCGATGCTGTTAATACGACTCTTATCACGGGTGCTGCGTTACCGGAAATTCTGAACGCGACCGCAAGAACGGAGATAGCTATAACGGCGGTGAATTGGAATTTAACAGTAGTGCCTTATAAATTTACACCGTAAATATGATGAAAACTAAACTTACCATTTTAATTTTGTTGTTGTGGGCGGGGAATTGTCTTGCGGCTGAATTATTAGTCCATGCAAAACCGCATTGGATGGATAGTTTTACCCAAACAGAAGTTGACAAATTATCGCCAGGGGATAAGCAATCTTATGAAGCCCGTTCCCAAATAGGCGATATAGTTGTTGTCCGTCCTGATAATTGGGTATGGGGCAAAGAGGAATGTCTGCCTAATTTTGTTGTGGTAAAAGTGCCAGGGATGAATGAGGTAGAAGCCAAGCAATATGAGCAATCTTTAATGGAGCAAAAAGGCATAGATGAACATGGCGCACCTATTATGGTAATGCTTCGCCATCGTAAATATGCCCTGCCTAAAACAGATATTACCGCCATAAAAACAAATACCGTAACTTTTTCTAAAACTTCCTTAATTGCTAACACAATAACCAAGATAGGATTAGCAACTGAAATATCCGCACCGATAAATTCTCCGATAGCGTATCTCTGGCGTAGGATAGCCAAAAAAGTAAATCCCTATCTAAATACCGCTTATAATTATTGGGTAAAGAAATGTTTTGCCGCAGAATTCCTTAAAAAGACAGTTATGCCTTCTGGCGGAGATTACACCTCTCTCGAAGCTTGTATGAACGCCAATGAGCAAGACTTGACAGGTGATGGTTGGTTTACTGTGGAGATAGACGGGACGTGGTCAAGTGCGGATACGACGGCGGTTGTGGTTCATAATTATACCACTACCTCGTCGGATTATATCAACATCTACACGACAAGTGCGGCGAGGCATAAGGGAATAACCAGCACAAGTTATTATCGACTTGCGATGTCTACCGCAGGGCAATACCCTATTAAGGTATATGTAAATAATCTTACTGTTGACGGACTTCAAATTGGTCTTAACACAAATGGGTTTACTGCTGACAGCACGGGTTTCTGGCTGGCGGATAATGTTAGCGGAGTGCATACCATTAAAAATAATATTTTCTATATGGCGGCAAGTGCGGATAATTACAATTCAGCAAACGGTATAAAAACACAGTATAGCAATTCGCCGACGATGTATATCTACAATAATATATTTTATAAATTAGCGGCGAATGGCGTATCCGATATTACTATTTGGAATTACGGCGGCGGAACCTACTATATTTATAACAACACGATGTATGGACAGTCGGCAGTGGGGGGTACAAAAGGAATTAATGCTGACCAAGGAACTTTATATCTTAAAAATAATATATCTGTTCTACACGATGCTGATTATGACGACATGGTTGGTGCAACAGTCCACGCCTCGTCTACAAATAATCTGGCAAGCGACACTACGACACCTGAATATAATACTTACTATGATAGTAAAACGGTTAGTTTTGTGGATGCGGCTAATGGAGATTGCCATTTAAAATCTGATGATACTTCAGCGATAGATTATGGTGCGGATTTATCAGCGGAGTTTTTCACCGACGACATCGACGGCGTTACCCGTTCAGGCACCTGGGACATTGGTGCGGATGAGTATGTAGCGGCAGGCGGAGCCGTAGACGATAGCCGAGTATTCTTACTATAAATGGACATCTCCGAGATTTTAACTGGAATAGTTGTGGCAGTTTTGATATTCGCCGCGGGGTTTGTGATGGGGATGGATTATGCAGAAAAACATAAATGATAAATGTTCCCATGGAAGATAACAGACAATGGTATTCAAGTTTTATGGGACGACGAGAACAACAAGGTTTGGATGCACACACCGGAAACAGGAACGGTTATAATGTCTTTAGGAAACGCCAAGTTTTTGTTGACGTTATTGAGAAATCGTGGCAGGAGAAGATTATTCTGTAAGATGTTGGAAGCGGTAATTGAAGGGCGGTGAAGTTGAGTGAAATTACCTTTTGGGATCGAGATAAAACTATCTGGAAGTAACGGGCAATATGTAAAACACTCAGATTGTGTCGAAAAACATGAACCGATTAAAGATGCCCTTAATCAGAGAATTGAGGATTTGAAGGGGCATATTGATAAGCGGTTTGATGATTTCAAGGATTTTCTAAAGAATGGAAAATAAACCTCAATCGTTAGAGGACAGGATAAAACAATTAGCCTATGAGAAATACTTATATAGAGAAGAAAATCAGATGTTTATAACCATAGATAACGAAGGCAAGGAAATACCGATAACCGAAAAAGATGATTACCTACAAGCCGAAGATGAGATTATCAGAGAAGAAAGACCAAAATGGCAATAAATGGCGGGGGGATTTGATTTGTGTTACCTGTCGAGTTCATACAGTTATGCAAAAAACTAAGCATGGCTGGGTATGCAAGGAATGTGGTACGGTGATAAGGAGGTTAAAATGAATATCCAATATGGCGCAACATTAGGGACTATTCTGGCGGCATGGCTCTTTATACGGAAATGGGTTGCTAGGTTAGACAAGATAGCCGAACCTCTAGTTCAGGAAGCCGAAAAGAGGGCCCAGGATGGACTTATTGACCGTCAAGATAGAAAGATGCTTGTAATGCGAGCGATTGCCTTACTAGAAGAGCAGGGTACGCTAAAACTAGGCTTTTTAAGCCGTATGGTGATCTCCGCAATCGTGGATAAAGTAGCCGGTAAGTTGCCGGACTTTAAAATCAGCTCGGGGGCTAAAAATGTCCTGGATTTGGCTAAAAAGGATATTTAGGGGCTTTAGCATTACAATCCGGAAAGGCTGGCCCGGGGAGAAAGACTTACCGCCGGCAAAGGTAAACTACAAGCCGGTTACGATAGAAGATATTAGAAAAGATTTTCAAAAAAAGAAAGGTGGTTAAAATGTGGCCATTCAGTAATATAGGTAACTGGATTCAAGGGTTATTTGATAAAGCAAAGGCGCTTATCGCTAAGTTGTGGGATTTAGCCAGACCTCTTGCTCAGGCAATTTTAAGCGAAGCCGCTAATCAAATATGGCTAAGCTTAAAGGATTTATTTATTGAGGCAATCGGATATGTCGCAAAACAAGGGCTACCCACTACTGAAGCTAAACAGAAAGCATTTAAGGACTATATGATTCTGAAAGCCAAAGATGAGGTAGAGCAATTAAAAGAAAGAGAATTAAACTGGATAAGGGAAACTGCCCTGGGGATTTGGGAAAAGGCGCAACAAGGATAATGAGGTTTACCCGCTACAACAAGTATCGCAATAAACCTACATATATAGGTAATATCCGCTTTGCCTCTAAACGGGAAGCGGCGCGGTATCGGGATTTAAAACTCTTAGAAAAGGCCGGAGAGATAAAAGACCTTAAGCTTCAACCGCGCTTTGACTTCCCTATGGGGTTTTTCTACAAGGCGGATTTTTCCTATATTGTAGATGATAGGCAAAGAGTAGAAGATGTAAAAGGCGTAATGACCAAAGACTTCAAACTCAAAATGAAGTGTTTCCAGTATTTTTATCCTACCTTTGAATTAATCCTTATAAAATAGCCCCTTGTAATCCCCATAAAATATGTTACACTTAGGGAGTCCGCAGTAAAAGTCCGTGTAGGAAGCCCCAGGTTAAATTATTTTTACCTTAGCCATACTAAACCATTACCCCTTTCCCGACGGAGAGTGAAAGTAAGCGGTTACAGGGGAAAGATTTTAGTTGACAAGCGAGTAACTTCCTGTATACTACAAAGTAACCAGGGGGTAACTATGAGAGTAAAGATTTTTACTGAGCAACTAATGGTAAGGTTGAATAAGCAAACAATGCTAAGGCTCCAAGATGTTTGCCAGCATATTCAGATGAATGAAGGGACTTATGGGCGCAAAGCAATAGAAAAATGCCTGAAAAAGAATTGCATAAAAGCAGAAAAGTAGGGTCGCTTTAAGCAGGAGGGGAAAGGAAAGTTAGGTGAGTAGCAGAGAAATTAACGAGATTGCCGATGATATGATTATCAAGTATACACTCAATATTCCCAAAGACCTTTACCGTAAAATCTGCGTGAAAACGAGCAAAAATACAAGGTATCTGGGCCGAAAAAGTCCGTTTATAAGGGAAATATTAGAACGCGCTTTGATGGATGAGCGCATACCCACAGAGGCCGAATTTAAGGCGTTAAATAAGGGTACGGTTACTAAGCCTAGCCTAAAAACTCAACTCTGGTGGGCTTGGTATGGATTCAAGAGAAAATATGTCTATCATCTGCCAAGAGCCAGTTATTTGGACCCGCCCAAGCGTTTTGAGGGTTTCAAGGGCGGCTTAACTAAACCGTCACTGTGGATATATTGGAAAAGAAAAAAAGAAGAATATCGGGCAGGTTGTACGAAATAATACTTGACAAAATAAGTTTCAGGTTTATAATTAAGATGTTCTTTGAGCAAGTCAAAATACCCACCGATTGGGGCTTTCGCCTCGCCTACCAATAGCTTCCTATAATATGGGCTATGTAGACGGGATTTAATTCTAATTAGGTAAGATTTAGAAACCCTAATCGGTTTGAAAAAATCGGTTAGGGTTTTTTATTTTGATCGTAGATATTACCTGATAATATCACGGATTTAAAAAAAGTAAATGAAAATTTTGGAGTAAAAATATGACTAATCTTTCAGAAGTAAAAGCGGTTTTTTTATTTACTAAGCCCCAGATTGTCAAAGGCGCGAGCCGCGACAGCCTAACGATAAAATCCGCAGGCCTGAAAGAATCTGGGCGCTTTTTTTTGGAGGCATCTATGAATTATAACCCTGAACCACCCAACACCGAAGTATGGGCTATGCTGATTATGCTTATGATAGTAATTGTGCTATGTTTTCTCGTATTTTTCATCGGCAAGGCACACGCTCAGGAAGTTGATATCCCTAAACTTGCCGATTCTATCTACCTGGCGGAAGGTGGGGCAAAGACAAGCCATCCATACGGTATCTTGGCAAAGTATAATCATACTACGCCGAGACAAGCGTGCATCAATACAATCAATCATGCGCTCCGAGATTTTAAAGGTGGAGATTTTATCGTGTTTTTAGGAAGTAGGTATTGTCCACCAAACGCACACCCATTAAATCAAAATTGGATAAAGAATGTGAGGTATTTTTATGAACGAAATAAAAGTAAAGATTAGTTGGGGTAAAAGAGGGCATCATTTTGCAATGGATGCAGATAGCTTGCAATTAGAATTAAACCGTTGGGCTATGGACACTGAATATTTTGAAGTAACTGATTTAGAAACTGGGCAAAAAGCAAGAAATTGGCGATAATCAAACTCTACAAGGAGATGAGCAGATGAAATGTTGTCTATGCCACAAAAAAATTAAGGCAAAGGGAACTTGGGCAAGGGGCAACAACGCAGAACCTATTAAAAAAGGTAGATGTTGCGATGATTGCAATCTTACAAAAGTAATACCGGCGAGACTCTTTCGATGATACACCCCCACGAAATCTCAAATCTCTTCTGGTGCGCTATCTATCGCCAGGATTGGCTAAAGAAGGCATTGGAGATATTGAAGGAGAGGGAAGATTTAATTTATCACGAAAGGGTAACAAAATTTGATGAACGAAATGAGTTTCAAAAAATGGAAGCACAAGAAGGGGGTGATTAATGATTGCATACATTTATCAATGCAAGCATTGTAAAGATGAAATTGCCTGTATCCTTCACGAAGAAAGTTGCAATGGTTATGTAACAGATTGTCCAAATTATGAAATTAATGACCGTGTCTGTGTCTATTGTGGCGAGGATAAATGGACAAATCCCCTGAAGCATATTGCTGAAATAGTAGAATTTTTAAAGGAACAAGTAGAAGAATGTCAAAAAATCTTAAAAAGAAAGGAGGTGTAAAATCGGGCGTTATCAATGTTCCCAGGGCAAGATAGTAACTTTATCAAAGGCAAATAAAAACTGCTTAATTCGGCGATGTCCTTATTTGCTGGTTAGGTTTAAAAAAGGAAATTACAAAAAAGTAATCCCCATTTCATTAGTTGATGTGGGGTGCTGAAAGGAAAAGATGGCACTAAAAGCGAAAACACCAGAAGTAAAAGAGAAGCGGTTAAAGATGTTAGTATACGGCCCTGCCGGTGTAGGTAAAACTACCGGCGTTATTCAGTTTCCCAATGCTTATATTATTGACACTGAACGTGGAACTGATTTTTACGCTGATACCGTCAGAAAAGCAAAATCGGCGGTATTGCAGACACTCAATGTTGATGAGGTCAAAGAAGAGTTGAAGGAATTGGCGATTACGAAGCACACTTACAAAACTCTTATCATTGACCCAATCACGCAGATTTACAACAATACCCAGGAGAAGTGGACGCGGGTATTTGAGAAGTATGCCAAGTCCGATAAAGAAGGCGAAGTCCAGGATTTTGGTATGCGCTATTGGGGCAAAGTAAAAGGCGATTTTAAGGGTTTACAACGTTTAATGCTTGCCCTGGATATGAATGTAATTGTAACCTCGCACCAAAAGGATGTCTATGGTTCGGGTTTTAGCAAGATAGGCGTAACTTTTGATAGTATGCGCGGCGACGATTACCTTTTTGATTTGGTTTTTCAAGTAGAACGCAAAAACGGTGAATTAATCGCTAAAACTATCAAAGAACGCGCGGAGATAGGTAAAAATAAATTCCCTGCTGATTTTGTCTGGTCTTACGAAAACTTCTGCAAATTCTATGGCAAGGAGATTATTGAGAAGGAAGTAACGCCTATTATAATGGCAACCGAAGAACAGATTGCCCGCGCCAATAAGTTGATAGGCGTTGTCAAAGTGGACGAAGAAACCGTGAATAAATGGCTCGCCAAGGCTGATGTGGATAGTTTTGACGATATGTCAGGTGAGCAAATCCAAAAGGTGATTGATTTCCTGGAAAAGAAAGTTGCCTCTTTGGTAGAGCAGAACGAAGAAGCTATGCAAAAAGAAAATAAAGAGCAAGTTGCTAAAAGAAAAGGAGTTGCAAAGTGAAAGGAACAGCTAATATGTCAGGCGTTAGGGAACAAGGAAAGTTTACGTTACCACCAGAAGGAATTTATGAAATTGAGATTGCGGAGAAAAAAGACGGTCAATCCGCTAATGGCGACCCGATGATCAGCATAAAGTTAATGATTTGCGCCGGCGAATATCAGGACGAAGCATGGATTTGGGATAATATCCTAATCCCTTCCCTGGATAGCCCAGCCGCTAAAATCTTGGGTCGGACAAAGCATTTCTTGCATTGTATTGGTGAACCATACGAAGAAGAAGAAACCCAATGGGATAGCGATAAATGGGTTTGGAAAAGGTGCAAGGTTCGGTTAGTACACGAAGCGCCTAATCAATTTCACAAATTCCCAAAGGCGATAGTTGCTGAATATATTCTTAATGAAGAAGTAGTACAACCAGAGCAAGAAGATAGTCCATTTTAGTATAACTCTTATCCCCTCCGCTCATCCGATTACCTCGCAATCTCGAGAGGGTATGACGATGGGTGGGGGTGGGGAGAAAAGGAGAAATATGATTTCATTAACCACAGCTATTAATAGATATTTCGGTAGAAAAGAGGGGCAAACTTTGCCACAATTTGCCCAAGAATTAAAAGTCCTTACGGAAAAAGATAGAATGGAACTGGCTGAAATGCTAACACCAGTTATGGGCGAAACAGTAAGTGCAGATTAAATGCCTAAACCATCCAAACAATCCCGCCAGCGTTTCCGCAAATACCTGAAATTACTGGTCAGGGCGGGGAGGATAGTAAAACCGAAATGAAATTAGGGTCATTATTTTCAGGAGGTGGTCTTGGAGATTTCGGATTTGAACTTGCTGGATATGAAATTGTTTGGCAAGTGGAGATAGATAATTATTGTCAAAAAATACTTAATTTAAGGTGGCCAGATGTTCCCAAATATAAAGACATCAAAACAGTCAAAGGGAAAAATTTGCCAACAGTTGATGTTATTTTCGGAGGTTTTCCTTGCCAACCTTTCTCTGTTGCCGGGAAGCAAAGGGGCGCAGAAGATGACCGTTACCTCTGGCCAGAAATGTTTAGAATTATACAGGAAACCCAGCCGACTTGGGTTATTATTGAAAATGTTCCTGGAATCATCGGAATTGCGCTCAACAATGTTTGTAATGATTTGGAAGCCGCAGGTTACGAAGTTATGCCACCGATTGTATTTCCGGCTCATGCTCTCGGCGCACCGCACAGAAGAAACCGAATTTGGATTGTGGGCTACTCCCGAAGCGAAAAATCAAGAAGGTTATCAAGTATCAAACAAGAAGAAATACTTTCGCTTGGGAGAACAAGTAAAATGGATAGGAACACCAACAGCAGGAACGGGAACAAAAGGCCGCTCCGAGAAATGGCGAAAGAACAAAACACCAAACCCACAAGAATTTGTTCCAATGTATCCAACTCCTTGTCAAAGAGATTACAGGTCAGGAATGAGCAAAGAATGTTTAGACAAACGTATGGAACATCCACGCGGAGTAAATTTAGCCGAACATTTACAACGGCAGGGGATTTCTGGGAAATTGAACCCAGAGTGGGTCGAGTGGTTAATGGGATGCCCAATAGGATGGACAGACTTAAATTGCTTGGAAACGGCATTGTCATTCAAGTCGCATATTTTATCGGGAAAACTATTTTAGAATTTACAAAACTAAAATGAACCACGCCTCTCAAAATTACGAAATCCTGGAATATCTGAAAGCCGGTAACTCAATCGCTCCCTTGGAAGCATTGAAACTTTTTAACTGCTGGGCTTTGAGCAGCCGAATTTCCAACTTGCATAAGCTCGGGTACAATATCATTTCTGTAATAGAAAAAGGCGAGAATGGTAAAAGATATGCCAGGTATCACTTGGAAACAAGGAAAGAAACACAACTTGAAATGTCAGGAGTGAGGTAGGGATGGCTAAACGATTTACTGATACCGAGAAGTGGAAAGATGAGTGGTATATAGCATTAGATAAAGACGGTAAGTTAATCTGGACTTACCTTTGCGATAATTGTACTAACGCCGGCCGGTGGAAAAAAAGTTTTAAGCACTTGAATTTCTGCTGCGATACAGAGATAGATAATGCTAAGTTACTTAAATTTCTGGATGGCCGGATTGTAGACAAAGGAAGTTATGTTTTTATCCCTAAATTCTTGACCTTCCAATATCCTGGAGGACTTAACTCCCAAAAAAGGGCGATCGTGGCGGTGGTTAAGGAGCTAACTACCTACGGGCTTTTAGAGACAGTCAATAAGCTTTTCGGTAATGAATTTTTATCAATCAGTAATCAATCAGTAATCAATCAGGGATTGAAGCAAGACACGGACAAGGACAAAGACAAGGAAACGGACAAATACACTGAGCCATTCCAATATTTCTGCCTTACCTACCAAAAAACCTTTGGAAAGGAATATATAGCCAGTTTTGCTAAAGATAAGAAGCTGATAAAAGACCTTTTAGGGATTATACCTGAAAATGAACTGCGTGAGCTTATGGACAGGTTTTTTATAAGTGATGATGAATTTATCAAGAAAAGTGGGTATTCCATAGGGGTATTTAAAAGCCAGGTGAATAAATTGCGCGCCTTGAATAAAAAATCAACCCTTATCTTTAAAAAGGAGTAAATAACTATGCCTACTGTATTCGGTGAAACCCGTTTTTCAGGAACCTCTATAAGCCTATCTGATAGATTAAAGGCTAAAGAGCTTACTCTGGATGAATTTTTAAAGGAGTGTGCTTATTGGGCCTTAAAGGATGGCTTTGATGAGTTAATGCCGGTGCAACTACCTACCAGGCCCACTACTAACGCCTTTATTGAGTTTGAGGGCTTACCAGAGTTGCAGAAGGCTAAACTCGACCCCGATTTTTTCCGTAAACACTATGAAATCATAGAGTATTACCAACAGGTTAATTCTATAACTTGGCGCAATAAATATACCCTTGACTGGCTTAAGGAGATAAAAGGTTATCTGCCGGCTGATGATCTGATGAGCTTGCAGAAATTGGATAACCCGATATTGGAATTCCGCGCCTGGTTTGATGATAATCCGGTTATGATAGAAAAAATCAAAGATACATTTCAGGCCAAGGAAGTTAATCCCAGGAGAACGCCAGTCAGAATGGGCGAGATTATTTACAATGACTTCCGTAACCCCCAAGATGCCGGACAGTAAAAAAGGATTAAATGAAAGAGTGTACAAAATGTGGATGTATTTAGAGAAGGAGTCAATCCAATGAGCAAGAAAGGGAAAAATATGGTGGGATGGGATAAAAAGAAAAATCGTCCAATCTTTTGTTATGATAAAACCTGCGAAGTTATTTATTCTACTTTTCAACAAGAACATTTTGATAGAGGATACAGTTTCTTTTGTTATGGCAAACTTAAAAAACCTCATTTATTTATTGAAAAAGAAGCTAAACATCTTAACCAGTTAAGTCATTGTTATTACACACCCTTGAAAGGCATGATAAGGTTTTTTGTAACAATAGGAGATTTATGGGGTGAAATAAACGCAAAGTTATCCGTCATGGATAGAATACAACCTCTTGGTAGATGCTATAAGTGTAAAATTAAATTATATCGAAGGGTAGAATCTTGTGTTGTCTTATCAAAAAATAAAAAAATTTGTTGTAATTGTAAATGACCATTGACCAAATCGGAGGCGGGAGATGACCAAAGAAGAAGCGATTAAGGTGTTGGAAGATTTAAAGAACAGAATGGAAAGAAGTAATATTATAACTTTTTCCACGCTCGTTGGGGAACGAACAAGCGGACGCTAAAGAAGATGTTGAAGGAGCTGTAAGAAATTGAGAGTCGCTGATTTTATCTTCAGGTACTTGGCTGATTATGGTGTTAAGTGTGTTTTTCTTATTGTCGGCGGGGGAGCGATGTATTTAAACGATGCTTTAAAGAAATCTGGCATTAAATATATTTGCAATCACCATGAGCAGGCCTGCGCTATGGCAGCAGAGGGATATGCAAGGGTTTCAGGAAAATTAGGCGTTGTTTGCGTTACTTCTGGCCCTGGCGGAACTAATACCCTGACAGGCGTAATCAGCCAATGGCTTGATAGTGTACCTGTGCTTTATCTTTCGGGGCAAGTAAATTTTAATACAACGATTGCTTCTATGCCGCATTTAAAACTGCGGCAATTAGGCGACCAGGAAATAAATATCATTGACATAGTAAAGCCGGTAACTAAATATGCAAAGATGATTATACAACCGCAGGAAATTAAAGAAGAATTATTAAAAGCGATTGAAATAGCAACATCAGAAAGGCCAGGCCCGGTTTGGCTCGATATACCCTTGAACGTCCAAAGCGCCCTCTGCTAGTCGCAGGGCATGGTATCAGGATTGCCGAAGCGCAAGAGGGATTATTGGAAGTCCTTAAAAAAGGTTTCCCTGTGGTTACTACTTTTAATGGGTTTGACTTAGTGCCTAGCGATCATCCTTGTTTTGTCGGTAGGATTGGTACGGTGGGGACTTATGGGGGCAATTATGCTTTAAAAAATTGTGATTTACTTTTTTGCGTAGGTACAAGAAATAATATCAGGCAAATAAGTTTTAACCGTACTTCCTTTGCGCCGCAGGCGGATAAAGTAATCGTTGATATAGATATGGCAGAATTGCAAAAGCCGACAGTCAAGGGGGTCAAATTACAACGGGATGCCAAACAATTTTTAACCAGATTATTGGATTTAGATATTAAAATAGATAAAACCTGGCTGCCAAGCCTGCGGACTTATGCGGAAGAACACCCAATAGAATTAACTCCGCCATATTATTTTGTCAATAAATTGACGGCTTTGTTGCCGGAAGGCGCTATTGTGGTTTGCGGTAACGGAACTGCTTGTGTTGCCATGTTTCAAGCAGGGATAGTAAAAAAAGGGCAGCGAATATTCTGGAATTCTGGTTGCGCGGCCATGGGCTATGACCTGCCTGCGGCAATCGGGGCGCATTTTGCAAGCGGTAAAGAGATTATCTGCGTTACTGGAGACGGCTCAATTCAGATGAATATACAGGAACTTCAGACTATCAAGCATTACAAAATCCCTATTAAGATTTTTGTCTTAAATAATCAAGGTTATCGCTCTATTGAATTGACACAGACTAATTATTTTGATGGGGATTTTATCGGGTGTAATCAAGCGTCTGGTGTATCGTTTCCTGATTTGAGTAAAATAGCCTATGCGTACGGCTTTAAGTATTTTCACGTTGAAGGCAATGCTTTGGAAGAAATTTTATCTTACCCAGGACAAGTTATCTGTGAAGTTATGATAGGTAATGAGTATGTATTTAGTCCGAAATTTACGAAGTCATTATGAGCGAAGAACACGAAAAGCCAGTAAGTAAGAAAGAGATAATCCTCTGTTTAATTTGGATAGTGTGTATTGCTATCGTTTCATATTGGATAGGAGCGAAGAAATGAATTTGCTTGAATACGGGATGATTGAAGTCCTAAAGTGCCTTAAGGGTGATTACGGCGTATTTGAGATTAAAGCTGAGTTTGAGGCTGAAGGTTCGCGCATGGAAGAAATGATGCGCCTAAAAGATATTACTTCTTTTGTCGGATTGCCGATTATTTTAAAAATCGGTGGAGTGGAAGCGGTAACTGATGTTTACAATGCTTTGTCAATCGGAGTGAAAGGGATAATCGCGCCGATGGTTGAAACTCCTTTTGCCCTGTCTAAATATCTTAATATGATTAAAACAATGATTGCCGAAGATAATGCCAAGGATATTGAGTTTGCTTTTAACATGGAAACAGAAACAGCTTATTATAATTTTGATGAGATGTTAGAACTTTCCGGCATCTCACTTTTGACCGGAATTACTGTGGGCAGAGTTGATCTTGCCGGTTCTTTGTGTGTTGATAGAAATGATATAAACACAAACCAAGATATTTTTGTTATTTGTGAAGAGGTATTTAGAGACGCAAAGGCAAAAGGCTTAAAAACGGGATTAGGTGGCGCGATTTCAAAAGAGGCGCTAACTTCTATTGAATTACTTTATAGCCAGAATTTGCTTGATAAGTTTGAAACTCGTAAGGTGGTTTTTCCAGTTCGTTCTTGCAAGTATGGCGAGAAAGCAATATTGAAGGCGGTAGAGTTTGAGCTTCTGTGGCTCCAAAGTAAGCGCCGATATTATTCCCGGATAAAAGTTGAGGATGAGAAGCGGATAGAGATGTTAGAAGGGAGGTTAAAAGTTTGAGAAACTTTTGGAAGGGTAAAAGAGTGCTAATAACGGGTGATCAGGGTTTTGTCGGTTCCCATTTAGCGAAGGCACTTATCAATAAAGGCGCTGAGGTAACAGGTTTTGATATTAAGGTCAACGATATGGATGTAAGCAATTATGACCTTGTAGAAAAGACAATTCGGGAAAAAAAGATACAGGTTGTTTATCATCTGGCGGCAGAGGCAATCGTAGAGAGGGCTGGAAGAATGCCGTTACAAGCCTTTCTGGCCAATATTTTAGGAACTTGGAATATTATTGAACTTTGCCGCACTACCAAGGGCATTAAAAGCGTTATTTTTGCTTCAAGCGATAAGGCTTACGGCGAGCATAAAATACTGCCCTATAAAGAAAATTACCCCTTATTAACTAAATATCCTTATGAGGTTTCTAAGAGTTGTGCGGATTTATTAGCGCAATCATATTTTTTTAGTTACAGATTGCCAATTGTGATTACCCGGTGCGGTAATATTTACGGTTGCGGTGATCCGAACACGAATCGCTTATTACCTAATGCTATCCGTTGTTTATTAAATTGTAAAGAGTTGCTAGTACGTGGCTCCGGTAAATTTGTCAGGGATTTTATCTATATTGACGATATAGTTGACGCTTATATCAGGATAGGGGAATTGTTTAAAAGACGAAAGTTGGCCGGACAAGTCTTTAACTTGGGTAACAATCAGCCAATAAGCATACTTGATTTTGTTAAAACCATAAATGAGGTCGTACGGGGGGGGTTAAGATATAGATTAATTGACGGTGGCTTTGGCGAGATTCAAAAGCAGTATCTTGATTCCAGTAAAGCATATAAGTTATTAGGTTGGAAGCCGAAATGGAGCTTAAAAGAAGGGCTTATTTTTACCT